ATGAGTACATTTGAGAGCGCAAAAAAAAGCCAGAAAGAATCTGACTGGCATAGAGCCGATATCGTTGCAGCTCTTCACAAGCAAGGCTGGTCACTGCGTCGTTTATCACTGCACCATGGATACAAAAGCGCAGGAGCATTGAAAAACGCGCTAGACCGGCCTTGGCCAAAAGGTCAACAAATCATTGCTGATGCGATTGGTATTGCGCCAGAGCGTATCTGGCCTACTCGTTATCATAAAGCATTTTCAGGTGAATGGAATTAATCATATGAGCCAGATTAACCTGAAAACACATTACACAGCTCAAGAACTTGCTGAACTGCGCTTGCCGGGAATGCCTCAGACAAGGCCAGGTATAGTTGCAAGAGCAAAAAAACACCAATGGTTTTCCCGGTCTAGGTCTGGTCGTGGTGGTGGTATTGAATACGCAATGGATAGTTTACCTGAAGAGGCTCAGGAGGCTATTCGTGCGCAGATGTATCAAGAAATTTTGGCCAATCAATCGACTTCGACTCTAGTTATCCCGCGTAAAACATCCGCCGTCAAACAACGCGACGAACTGAAGCTGATTCGCCAGTGCCCGGCATTGCTTGAGCGTGAAGTTGGTTCACTGACAGCAAAGCAAAAAGAGATCGCCGATGCCCGCGCCACGCTGGTGATGGAGGTCGAAAAGCTGAGGGACGCGGGCATGACGCGTACTGCAGCCGTTAATTACATATCACTTGAGTCACGCAAGGGCACACTGCCCGCACACCTGCTGAAAGCGGCGGAAATGGCCAACGCCCGCAAGGGTTCAAACCGTGCTGGTGTTGGAACCAGAGCACTGCAGGAATGGCTGACCATTTTTGAAACCACAAAACCTGGTGTTGAACGGATGGCCATGCTGGCTCCCGGCCACCTCAAAGCGAAGAAACCAGAGCAGATTAAGTGGCTCCCGGATTTTCTGGCGCACTGGCGTAACCGCAAAGGCCCGAACCTGCGCGAAGCGTACCGCAGTTTTAAAGCTGAATGGAGCATTGTCTATGCAGACCAGCCTGCAATGGCTGCTGCATGTCCTTCTTATGACACCGTTCGTCGAGCTATGGAGAAATTACCGCGCCGCGAAAAAGCACGTGGTCGTGTCAGCGGCTCTGCTGCACTGGCTTATGAATGCTTCCAGAAACGTGACTGGTCACAGATGCCGGTTAATGGCTGCTGGATTGCGGATGGTAAGTCACTGGAAATGAAGGTCGCGCACCCTGACCATGGGCGCCCGTTCACCCCTGAACTGACGCTCATTATTGATGGCCGGACACGCTTTATTACGGGCTGGAGCCTGGCGCTGTCCGAAAGTGTCATCGCGGTGGCCGATGCTTACCGCTACGCCATGCGCCACTTTGGCAAACCGTTGTTTGTGTATTCCGATAACGGCGGCGGTGAAACCAACAAAACGCTTGATGCCGATGTGACAGGTATTTTCAGTCGTCTCGGTATTTCGCACCCGACCAGTATTCCCGGTCGTCCGCAGTCGCGCGGCATCATCGAACGGCTTAACAAAGGCGTTCCCCGCCGCGTTGCCATGCAGTTCGACACCTTCAGCGGTGACAGTGCTGACCGTGAACATGCCCGCATCACCTCCCGCGCCATCCAGTCTGCTGTTAAGGCGCAGGAGAACGGTCGCGAACTGACGCCGGTACAGCGTGCAGCGCTCGGCAAACTGCCGTCATGGCAGCAGCTGCTTGACGCCATCGCCGAAGAAGTCGACGCCTACAACAACGGCCATGAACACCGCGAACTGCCAAAGCGCAACGGTCGCCACATGACACCAGCGGCTTACCGCCGCGCCGTACTGGAGGCTGAGGGCGACGAGATCGAGTATCTGACTGATGTTGAGCTGCGCGAAGCCTTCATGCCGGAGATGGTACGCACCGCCCAGCGTGGCTGGCTGCGCCTGTTCAACAACGATTATTTCTCCGAAGAGCTGATTCAGGTCGACAGCGAAGAGGTTCGCGTGGCCTTCGATATTCACGATCCTCAGTCGGTCATTGTCCGGCGGATGGATGGCTCTTATGTCTGCACGGCCATCTGGAACGGCAACAAACGCGCCGCCATTCCGGTCAGCGCGATGGACGTGGCCGTTGAAAAACGTCGCCAGCGCCGCCTTAACCGCGTTGAGGACAAACGTCAGGAGATTGAGGCCGAGGGCCGCTCTGTCCTGCCGGGGCAGCGGTTTGATGACCTGACCAGTTTTATCCCTGCGGAATACAGCCGCATCACAGAAGAAGAACATTATTTCTTCCTCGAAACAGACCGCGATGAATATCTGAGAAAAACCGGCAATACCGGTAAGTGAGAGACAAATGAGCATACAAGCAGAACTGAATGACCTGATGGTGCGTAAGGGCTACAGCCAGACACAGGTAGCCAAAGCAATGGGCAAAAGCCCGGCAGTCATTAACCAGTACCTGCAGGGGAAATATGCAGGTGATGTACGCAGTATTGATGAGCTGGCCCGCAGCTTCATTGCCCGTGAGGCGGATAAAGAAAAATCCCGCCGTATCACGTCCCGCTTTATCTCCACCGTGACCTCGCGCAAAGGGATTGAAGTGATCCGCCTGGCGCATCTGGATGGTGACCTGAACGTCATTTACGGTGCCGCAGGGTTAGGCAAAACCATGATCCTGCGCGAGTACGCCGCACAGCATCGCGACGCACTGCTGATTGAGGCCGACCCCGGCTACACCGCCCGTGTGGTGCTGGAGGAACTCTGCAGTCTGCTGGGGCTGAGTAAGCGCGGGAATATGCACGAACTCAGCGAGTCCTGCATCTCCGCACTGCGTGAATCTGGTCGTCTGCTGATGGTCGATGAGGCGGAGAATCTGCCCTACCGGGCGCTGGAAACCCTGCGTCGTATCCATGATAAGTCCGGTATCGGTCTGATTCTGGCAGGTATGCCGCGCCTCATCATCAACCTCAAGGGGAAGCGTGGTGAATACCAGCAGTTGTACAGCCGCGTCGGCCTGGCACTCAATATCGGCGATTCACTGCCGCAGGAAGATATCTGTGACATCGCCGTCAGCATGCTGCCTGATGCTGTCGGAACAGATGTAAGTGCGGCGCTGTTTAAGGCGAGCCACGGCAACGCCCGCCGTCTTTTCAAGCTGGTTCGCGGTGTCAGCCGTCACAGCGAAATCAGTGGTCAGGCGGTCAGTGCAGGTGCTGTCCGTAAATTTGCAGAAATGCTGATTAACTGAGGATTCAACCATGGTCAGTCTTTCAGACAACATCACCAATGCGGGCGTCATTTCTGCACTGATGCGGGCAGAGGCGTTGATTCTTTTTCTTTCTTCGCAGGGCGTTCAGGTAAAAAGCGTCTCCCTTCGCAATGCGCAGCCGGTCATTCGCATTGCCCGCCATGCCTGGTGTGAGCAGGTGAAGAAAAAGGGGCTGGCGCGTTTCGATATCACCGGCAACGACCGTCACGGACGGTTTCGCCAGGGCATGTATCAGGACGAAAGCGGATGCCGTGTCGTCTGGTCTGAGTCCATTCATTAGGAGGTAAGTCGTGAAACAGCAATATCAGGCGTTTATCGCCAGGGTGAAAGAGCGTGGCGGGAATGTGCTGATGTTTTCGTGCCCGCATTGTCAGGAAGGGATTGAAACACCGGCTCCACCACAGGGCGATGTATGGGACAGCATCAGTACCTGCCCGTACTGCGCTGCCATGTTTGTTAAATACGTCACCCACAACAGCGTCACCACAGCGGCGATGCCGCAGGAGCAGTGAGATGGCCAAAGTAATTATCACCCTCACCGATTTAGGAAAAGGGCTTGATGTGCAGTGCCGTGTTGAGCCGGACAGTAATGACAGTGATCGCCTGCAGGCAGTCGCAGCAGCTGTTGGCTACGGTCTCGCAGGGCATGTGAATGAAAAAATCCGTAATGCATTAAACAAAACCAGCAAGGAGAAAAAGAATGTCCACTGAAAACAAACAGTTCACTGACAAAACCGCGCCAGAGGGTTACTGGATTGACGCCAAGGGCGTTCTGACCCCGGTCAGCATCATCAGGGATACCGACCAGATGCGTGACGATCTGGTGCGCGGTATCGTTGAAAAGGCACTTGCTCTGAACTCGGCCCTGACCGAATTCAAGCTCAGCGGTTTTTCCGATATTGGCGCGTTCGTCGATATCTCTGCCAGTCAGTATGGCGTCAGCCTTGGCGGCAAAAAAGGCAATGTCACGCTGTACAGCTATGACGGTCGCTATAAGGTGCAACGGGCCATGCAGGATCGCATTGCTTTTGATGAACGCCTGCAGGCGGCAAAAGCACTGATTGATGAGTGCCTGGCCGACTGGACTGAAGGTGCCCGTGATGAAATCCGGGCTATCATCTCCCGCGCCTTCCAGACAGAGAAAGAAGGTGAAGTGAATACCGGTGCGGTGCTGGCGCTTCGCCGTCTGGATATCAAGGATGAGCGCTGGATTAAGGCGATGGAAGCCATCGGCGAAGCCGTGCAGGTAGTGGGCAGTCGCGCCTACATTCGTGTTTACGAGCGTGTGGGTGAAAGCGATCAGTACCGCACTATCCCCCTCGATATCGCTGGCGTGGGGGTGTGAGATGGTGACCATTGTTCGCGCCAGCGATATCGGTAAACCGTGTTCCCCGTTTATGTCGTATGCATCGGGTGCGGTTCTCGCCGAGCAACGCGGCGATTTTCAGAAAGCGGCGGAGGTATGGAGTAAAGCGCTGGTCTTTGCCCACAATGCTGTTAATCGCCAGTGGGCGGGTTCCCGCATTGAATTCTGTTCTAACGCCGTGCATCGCGGCTGGGGTGTGCCGGATGAAAGCGAAACAGTTTAACGGGTTAAACCCTGTTGGCAGCACCTTTATCTACCAGCCGTCACCGTTTCTTCGCGGTGGCCGCCTGGTGAGAACGGTGGATGTTGCACGTGATATGAAGTCAGTAACGGTTGTTGAAATTAATCTGGAGCCCTATTTCGCGAATATTAAATCGCTGAAACCCGTTAACTGAAAATAACCGTAATTTAAATCCCTTTTAAAAATGGCGTAAACCCGCAGGGGCTGGCTTACGCCAAATTCAGGAGTCACGTTATGTCTGATAAAGAGAAATACCTCCAGCGAATTAAGAAACTGTTGGCCATGGCCCGTAATAATTCCAGCGCCGAAGAGGCTGCTCTGGCGCTGAATCGGGCACGGCGGCTCATGGAGCAGCACAAGTTCTCTGTGGCTGATGTTAATTGCATGGATATTAATGAAGCGTCAACCCAGAAAGTCCCTTCCCATGCGGAAAAAGCACCGGAATATTTTGCACTGCTGTCAAATATGATTGCGCTGGTATTTGGCGTGAAATGCTATACCACCCACGGCGGCAACTGGGGTGAACGCCCCAAGCGCACCATCCACTTTTACGGGCCGGATGAACGCCCTGAAATCGCGGCGTATTCTTTTGAGGTACTGGGCAAACAACTGCAGAAAGCCCGCCGCGAATATATTGCAACCCTTCGTAAAAACATCAAACCCGCAACCAAAATCGCCCGCGCAGATACCTTTTGTTCAGCCTGGGTCAATGGGGCCTATGCAGTTGTGAGTTGCTTCATGGTCACTGAGGCGGAAACAACCCTGATGGAAGCGTACCGCGAACATAAGCTCAGCGAGGGGATGAAAACGCTTGAACCCCGCAGGCCAGGAAAGGCCAGAGGCACGGACGATGCGGCATCTCAGGGATACATGGCCGGTCGAAACGCGCAGCTCCATCACGCAGTGAATGGTTCAAAAGCTGACGTCTATCGCATTGGAGTTACCAAATGAAAAATGCACCTCAGCAGGACAAGTCAGCCATCAAGGAACTGGTTCGCGCCGGTCATGAGTTTGCCGCCGCGATGGGAAATGATACCCCGATTATTGAGATAGCAAAGCTGGTCAGTCGCCTGGCTACTGAGCTGGATGTTCAGTCAGCGATGGTACGGCAATTAATGGCGTCGGTAGCCATCACCTCCCCGCATGCAGGAAGGTCGGTGGATGATTATTTTGGCGGGTTGGTAACTAAAGCCCGCGCATCAGCAGACAAAGCGATGTGTAAGTTCCCACAACCAAACTATGTGCTTCTGAAAGTGGCAGAGGAAGCCGGTGAGGTTGTGCAGGCTGGTGTGCACTACGCAGAAAACCGAATGACATGGCGGGACGTTGAAGGCGAGATTATCCAGTTGCTGGCGATGCTAATTCGCCTGGTAACAGAAGGTGATCAAGTTAATGGTATTACGCCGCCGGAATCATGTCTGTCAGCACCATCACCCGAAGCCGCAGCTATCGCCCGCAAGTTTGAGCATGTGAAGGGGGCAATTGTGATTAAACAACCCAAACGCCTTTATGAGTGGCATGGAGCAACCGTTGCTCTTAAGCGAGAAACCGCTAATGGATGGGCTAAATTGCCCGCTGGCACGGTGGGAATAATCAGAACGGTGAAAGGCTCGCGACGCGGCATGGAGTTCGTTAGTAACTCGTGTCAGTGCTGTGGCGTGCAGGTCAGTATTAGCCATATGAGGCCGGAGCATTTCGAACTGCTGGAATTGGTCAAAGACAACACAGGAGAGGACAAGTGAAATATCTGTTTTGTGCTCTGTCGGCAGCGCTGGCCATCTTTTTCATGACGAAAGGTGATGATATTCGATCCGATATCTACACTGCCGCTGCATTCGTAATGGCTTACATAGAACTCAGGGAGGCAGCATGAGCGAACAGCAGCGTAAACCCGTTGTTTTCATCGCGGGGCCGATGACCGGGTATCACAACTTTAACCGAGATGAGTTCAATACCGAGGCCAGAATTCTGGAAGAGCGTGGCTTCACAGTGCTCAATCCGGCCATTCTTCCTGATGGTCTTCGGCACGACCAGTATCTGCAGATCACGCTGGCCATGCTGGAGCAGGCGGACGCGGTATTCCTGCTGAATGGCTGGGAGAACAGCGTCGGTGCTACCAGAGAGTTTGATCGCGCCGATGAGCTTGGCCTGTTGTTTCTGTATCAGGACTGGGAAAGCGTGTCGATTGCCGTTCTGCGCAAGCGCAACCCTGTTGTGGAGGTGAGCCATGTATAGCGTGTCGGGTTGTCAGCTCCACGATAACGGCACCCGCCGCGTGTGGTTCTTCCGCGATAACAGCCAGGTGGTGGAGCTTATGTCTGTGCCTCTTAAGCTCCGCTTTAAATACTACGACGCCAGCAACCGTACCGTTCGGGACAAAGGTGAGCAGGCCGATATGAAAAAGGCCATTGAGTCGTTCAAGAAACTGCGGGGAATCAAATGATGAGCGCTGCCGTTGTTGTGTTACTGCTGCTTTTATGGCTGCACCTCGGCTGGTGCTGGGCGGATATTCTCTCGCACTTTTGTTCGAAGCCACTGAGAGGTTGCCGATACTTTATGGTGATCCTCCTGTGGCCTGTGAGTCTCATCATCACTGATGCCGGACTGGAGGAAGACGATGAACAAGTTACTGAGGAATCTATCCGCGAAGAGGTTTAACGAGCGTTTCCCTGTTGGCTCCCGTTTCGTCTATCACCCCACACCGGGGATGCCGGAACGGGAGTCAGTAACGACCCGCTCAGCGGCATGGCATATGCGAAACGGGCGGCTGGTCGTCAGGGTTGAAGGGAAAATTGGTGGTGTTTCAGTCAGCAGGCTGGAGCCCACCGAGTGAGTCATTACAGCAGGTACTTTGCAAAGTGCCTGCGATAATGGCAACCAACAGGAGGCAATATGTCCACTCCGGCAAAAAAAGGTCTTATCGGAGCCATCAAAGCAGGTCAGGCTCATCTGGGATGGGATGATGTTACATACCGCAGTGTTCTGGCGCGTTTATGTAGCGGTAAAACATCTTCAACAAAATGCACGCTCGACGAGCTGCAGGCCGTGCGCGAATATATGCATGAGCAGGGTTTCCCCCGTCAGTCAGCAAAACATGGTCGCCGCCCGAAAGTGGCAAAACCCCGTGAAACTATTCTCGCTAAAATTCATGCGTTGCTTGCGAATGCAAATCGCCCGTGGAATTATGCCGAGAAAATGTGCGATCATATGTTTCAGGTCAAACGCATTGAATGGTTGACCACTGAGCAGTTAACCAAATTAATGCAGGCTCTTATTATTGACGCCAGTCGGCGCAGGAAACGGGAGAGTAATAATGAATCTGGAACAGGTGACGGAGCTGCTGCCGCCAGCAGTCGTACAGATAGCTGACCTGATAGGGTTCCCCGCCACCGAGCAGTTATTGTCTGCGTTTGGTGGCACCACATTTCCCATTGGCAAAGGCCTGCGTGCGATGGGCGCAAACCGTGCTGCATTATTACGCGATACCATCGGCGATGAGAAAACACAGTTGCTTATCAAAAACTTCGGCGGTGAAGTCCTTTATCTCCCGCGCTGTGATCGCGCCCTTCGTGAATTACGCAACCGTCGCTTTCTGACTGAGTTCTCCGAGGTTCGTGATCAGGGTACGTCATCCCTGATGGCCATGACGCTGCTGTGTCCCAAGTATGGTTTCAGTGATCGCTTTGGGTGGCAGTTGCTTTCACAGCAAAAACAAAACTTAGCATCAACGCAAGAAAACTTGTTTTAAGGACAAATATGAATATTAAATCAATAATTTTGGGGCTAGGGTTAGTAGCATTTACTTCTGCGGCATCAGCAGTTGATGGCTATAAAGGTATTAAATTTGGCTCTGATTTTAATCAGTTGAAAGCAGCAAAGATTTGCACATGGAAAGAGTATAAAGATAATAAAATAAAAGGAATGCAAACATATTATTGCCCCGACTTCAAATTTTCAGGGGCTACAACATTGGCTACCGCTATCTTTCTAAATGATAGTTTTGAGCGTTTATCTATAATGATTCACGATACTCAAGATGTTGTTACATTGTTTGAATCATTATCCAAAAAATATGGTTCGCCATCATCAAAGTTTACAGCAGATGAGCTTAAGAGCGTGCAAGAAAATGGCGGAAGCGTGACAGTTAAGTTTGATGAAGATACTGTCATCCTGAGTATGAACCGTGATCCGGCAACAAGAGAAGAGTCCACAATGCTTTTATACTCTTCCCCTACATATTTTGATAAATTAAAACAGCTTGAACAAAAAAACATGGAAAACGACCTCTGATATCCCACTGAACCTCTTCACCTGTTTCAAAACCTAACCCAATGAAATACTGACGCCATCCCTTATTAACCGGATGGCGTTATGCTTTTAACACTCCCCCAATTTCAGCGGGCCGCTGGTCTGTCACCAGTTATGGCGCAGCGCTGGTTTGAGCCGTTTAGTAATGCCGCTGCTGAATTCCAGATAAATACACCGGCGCGACTCGCTGCCTTTATCGCCCAGACCGGTCATGAGAGCACTGGTTTCAGCCGACTGAGCGAAAACCTCTACTACACCGATGCAGAGCGCGTGGCGCGAATCTTCCGCAGTGGTTTTGACACCAACAAAAACGGCGTGATCGAACCGTCTGAGGTTGCTTTCGCGCGTGCTTACACCCGTAACCCGGAGAAGCTGGCGAACCGTGCTTATGCCGGGCGCGGTGGTAACGGCGATGAAGCCTCCGGCGACGGCTGGCGTTATCGTGGTCGTGGGCTGATTCAGGTGACATTCCGCGACAACTATTTCCGTTGCGGCAAAGCGCTGGGGCTTGATCTCATCGCGACCCCCGATTTGCTACTGGAGTATGTCAATGCTGCCCGGAGTGCTGCGTGGTACTGGCAGACGAACGGCTGCAACGAGCTGGCCGACAAAGGCGATTTTCTGGCTGTCACCCGCCGCATCAATCCCCCCGCTGAAGGTCAGGCCGACAGGCTTGCACGGCTGGAAGTGGCCAGGGCGGCATTATGAGAGTTCGCGATCTTATTACTAATCCCTCGTCGGGGCGGCTTTCAACGTCCGACACGATTGTCCTCGGCGCTTTTCTGGTGAGTTCCTTCGTTCTGATCTGGCTCACTGTCACCCGCCCGGAGGTGCCTGGTGAGCTTTATCTCACCTACCTCGGTGCATGGGTTGCCCAGAGCCAGGCGTCAAAGCATATGTCCATCAAACGAGCCAGGGAGGTGCCACATGTGGAAAACAGCACTGACAATCCTTAAGGACAACTGGAAATCACTGCTCGTCGTCCTGGTGCTGGTGGGTGGAGGTGTCTGGTTCGGCATCTTCATTACTCACAGTGAGCTGACCACTCAGGCGCTGGCGTTCAGCCAGGAAAAGCAAACGCTTACCGATGAGTTCAACAAAAAACAGAGCCAGTGGGATCAGGAGCGGCTGAGTGCAGCAAATCAGTATGCAGCAGACCTCAGCGCCGCGCGAATCGCAGAGGCTGCATGGCATAAGAAAGCGGATGTGCTGACCCGGCAACTGGATGAAAAACAAAAGACCCACGACAAAACCGTCCATGACCTGAGAGAGAGACTGACAAATGCGCTTAAAAATGATGGCCCTGGCTATACCGGCATTGGCCCTGATGGGTTGCAGCTCTTCCGGGAAGCCCTCGGATACTCCCCAACCGATAGTGTCACCGCTGGTCAGCACCTGCCAGAAACCTCCGGCAGCGCTGCTGCTTATCCCGGAACGCCCGCCCGCACCAGTGGCGGACTCTCCGCAGGCGGAATAATCACGTTTTCAACGGAGTACGGCAAATGGTGTCAGCTTCTTGAGGACAAACTTCAGGCAATAAACGCGTATTACAGGGAGTGAAGACCACCATGACGCTTGATATGGCCTTTCAGATAGCGCTGGCGCTGGCCGCAACGTTCGGCACCATATGGATACGCCGCCTGCAAAAGGATATCACCGACCTTGAAAAGGCCGTTGACCGTATCCGGGACGAGTACCAGCGCCGCGAGGACGCCCGGAGTAATTACACCGCCATCATGGATGCGATGAGGGAGCTGCGTGCGGCTATCGAGCGCATCGATAACAAACTGGACAGGAAACAGGACAAATGAAAGCCAGACAAAAGCGCCGCAGCCGTCGCATCACCATCAGCCAGACCGAGCAGGACACGCTGAACCGTATCTCCGCACAACTCGACAGACTGCAGGCCCCGGTGAATCCGGACATTCTCAGCGGCATTAATGACAAGCTCAGCCGTATCGATGTGCGTCTGACTACCATCAGCGATGATGCGGCCCGCCGTGGTGCCACTGCCGGTGCGATAACGGGTGGACTGGCCGGGGGCGTCATTGCCGTCGCCATTCTGCTTATTCGCGCAAAACTGGAGCTGTGATATGGCGCATCCGCAGGAAACACGGGAAAGACTGCGACGATCTTACATCTTCGGCCAGATGTCGCTGGAGATTGCTTCTGCGCAGGCTGGCGTGGCTTTCGCCACCGCGCGCCGCTGGAAAAAGGAAGCCCAGGACGCAGGTGATGACTGGGACAAACTGCGAGCCGCTCACCTCATGGCGGGAAACGGTCTTGAAGATATTGGCCGGGCTATCCTGACAGGGCTGATGACGCAGTATCAGGCAACACTTGAACTGCTCACCACCGACTCTCAGTTACCTGCCGATAAACGCGTGGAGCTGCTGGCAAGCCTGGCCGATGCCTTTAACAAGGCGGTGGCCGCAAACAAGAAAATACTGCCGGAAGTCAGTCAACTGGCCGTGGCACTGGATGTGATCCAGAAGCTGAGTGCCTTTGTGGCCGAGCATTACCCGAAGCATCTGGCGGCGTTCGTGGAGATTCTGGAGCCGTTCGGAAAAGAGATGGAGCAGCACTATGGCTGACAAATTAATCCGGGTGAACAGTGAATGATGGCCAGCGATGTGCTTGGTGTCCGGTTTGCTGGCTGTCGTCACGTAACTGTTGAAACCTCGACGGGGTGCTACAGCCTCGATGTGGGTTGCGATAAAACCGGCACCGTATCAATGCACCGTTTTATCGGCGAGGTTAATAAAGCCCTCCGTAACCGGCATTAACAGGCTGTTAAAGACGCTTTAAGCGGCATTAACACACAAGGAGAAAATACCCAATGAAATTCCTGATTAGTCTTCTGCTCGATGCGATTGTTCTTCTCTCGCTGTTTTTCGGTGTGTATCTCGGTGAAGAGCGACTGATTAACATTGCTTACTTTGCAATCTGGTTCTTTGGTGCGGTGAACCTCATCGGATTTCTTATTCCGTCTGCCGTTGAAAAGGCTGCGGCTGTTTATGTGCATCGCACCCTGCTGCGCCGCGCTTACGATTTACTGACCGATATTGCCGTGGTGGTTTTTACAGCATGGTCAGGCTGGTTCGTGCTGGCGATTGTTTATGGTCTGGTCACGGTGCTGAAAGCAGAGTTTTCGGAAAAGCAGGAAAAAAAGATTACAGAACAGGCAGTTCAGGAGTAACCCTGTGGCCAGAACCAGCAAGTTATCCAGCAAAGATTTCCTCGCCGAACTGGCTGAGCTTTCCGCCAGCCTGCGCCGAACCATCGAAGCGGAGGATGTGGGATTCGACCCGTCTGCCGCTGCGATTGCTGTGCGCCGTGCCTTCGTTGCCGATCCAGTGACGGGGTTTGAATATTTTGTGCAGCATTATTTCCCGCACTATGTCCGCCACGCTGCCCGCAGCGAGCTGCATAAATACCTCTATAAGCGTCTGCCTGAGATTGTTCAGGCAACCGGCGGTCAGAACGATGCCATTGCCGCCCCGCGTGGTGAAGCCAAATCCACCATCGTGAGTCAGCTCTTTGTTATCTGGTGTATTGTGCTGGCCCTCAAGCATTACCCGGTCATCATTATGGATTCCATTGACCAGGCCTATCCGATGCTGGAGGCCATCAAGGCGGAGCTGCAGTTTAACCCGCGCCTGCTGATGGACTTCCCGGAGGCGACGGGCGGCGGGCGCGTCTGGCAGGCGGGCACCATACTGACCCGCAACGATATCAAAGTGCAGGTGGCGGGCAGCGGCAAAAAACTGCGTGGTCTGCGTCATGGCCCGTACCGTCCTGACCTGGCTGTGCTGGACGATATCGAGAACGATGAGCTGGTACGCAACCCCGAACAGCGCGACAAGCTGGATAACTGGCTCAAAAAGACCGTGCTGCCGCTCGGTGGTGCCGGTGCCAAATTTGATGTGGTCTATATCGGCACCATCCTTCATTACGATTCCGTGTTGTCCCGCACCCTTAAAAATCCTCTGTGGAAGCGTGCCCGCTTCAAAGCGCTTATCAGCTGGCCGCATAACATGGAGCTGTGGGATAAGTGGGAAGAGGTTTTACGCAACAACGATGAAGACGGTGAGATGCTGGCGCTGGCTTACTATCGCGAGCATCAGGCTGAAATGGACGAAGGGGCAGTGGTGTCGTGGGCCGCCCGCCCGTTGTATGCCCTGATGCTCATTCGTGCCCGTGACGGCCACAGCACTTTTGATGCGGAATACCAGAATGACCCGGTCAGCGGGGAAGATGCGCCGTTTAACGGGTGCATCACCTTCTGGGTGAATCGTCTGGCCGAGTGGCGTTTTTATGGTGCGTGTGACCCCAGTCTGGGTAAGCTCGGTAATAACAGTCGCGATCCGTCAGCCCTGCTGGTCGGTGGCTTCAACCGCTTCACCGGTATTCTCGATGTGGTGGAGGCCCGTATCCGCAAACGGGTGCCGGATAAAATTATCTCTGACGTTATCGAGCTGCAGCGAGAATACGGATGCCTGGTCTGGGCGGTGGAGTCCGTTCAGTTCCAGGAGTTCCTGCGCACCGAACTGGTGAAGCGCTCCGCCGCGCTTGGCATTCCGGTTCCTGCCCGCGCCGTCATACCCGGTACGGACAAAATCCTGCGCATCGAATCCCTGCAACCGCATATGGCGAACGGTCTTATTCGTCTGCATGCCTCGCAGACCACCCTTATCGACCAGCTCCGGCATTTTCCCAAAGCTGACCATGATGACGGGCCTGATGCCCTGCATATGCTGTGGGCGCTGGCCGTATCAGGGGCTGGTCATTTTGATTTTAAAGCTGTCCCGCGCCATGGCCATCGCGGTGACAGGTTCGGTACATCAGGAGCATATTAAAAATGGTTCAGATCGTTGATCAGTTTGGTCGCCCACTCAATAAAGAGGTGCTGAAAGCTCCTCAGTCATCCCGTACCTTCGAGCTGCAAAGGGACTGGCCGACGCACCCCTCTCGCGGAATGACGCTGGCGCGTCTGCCACGCCTGCTTGAAGCCGCCGAACAGGGCGACCTGTCGGCACAGGCTGACCTTTTTGAAGATATGGTGGAGCGTGACGGCCATATTTTCTCCGAGATGGCCAAGCGTAAAAACGCGCTGCTGACGCTGGACTGGAGTATTGAGCCCCCGCCGAACGCCACCGCTGAAGAAAAAGAGACTGCCGCCATGGTGGCCAGTTGGTTCGCAGACCTGCCGGAGATGGAAGACATTACCCTGAATGCAGCTGAGGCTATCGGGCATGGGTTTTCGGCGCAGGAAATCGAGAAGTGGGAACGTGACGGCAACGTCTGGCTACCCACGAAAATCAAACTGCGGCCACATCGCTGGTTTCGTACCACACCTGCAGCCGGGGATGAAATCCGCCTTAACACCGGCTCCGTGGACGGTGAAGAACTGTGGCCGTTCGGCTGGCTGGTGCATACCCACAATGCCAAATCCGGTTATATCGCTCAGTCCGGTCTCTATCGCGTACTGGTCTGGCCATACCTTTTTAAAAACTACAGCGTGCGCGATATGGCGGAGTTTCTGGAGATTTACGGTCTTCCTCCCCGAATCGGTACATATATGTCGGGGGCCACACAGGATGAGCAGGACACGCTGATGCAGGCACTGGTCAGCATCGGTCATAACGCGTCCGGCATTATCCCCGAAGGCACCAGAATTGAATTCAAGGATGCCGCACAGGGGCAGTCTGATCCGTTTATGGCGATGATTAACTGGGCCGAGCGCACGGTATCCAAGGTCATTCTGGGTGGCACGCTGACCACGCAGGCGGATGGTAAAACCTCGACTAATGCGCTGGGTAACGTACATAACGAAGTCCGCCATGACCTGCTGACCGCTGATGCGAAACAGATTGAGGGGTTTTACCGGGGAGTGATCCGGATGCTGCTCGCCATCAATGGTTATGATGTCAGCCCCCGCCGTCAGCCACGTCTGGTATTTGATACCCGCGTGCTGGAGAGCATTGAGACCTTCGCGACCGGGGTATCCACGCTGGTGCAGGCCGGGATGACCACCATCCCGGTGTCCTGGGTACGCAAGAAAGTGGGGATTCCTGAGCCGAAAGATAATGAGGCAGTGCTAACGCCACCGGCACCGTCTTCTCCGGTAACCCCTGTGGCGCTGAGTACCACGCCGGTGTTCCGGCATTTCACGGCACTCAGTACCACGGGTGAAATCACTGACCCGGCACAAGTTGCACTGGACAGCGCTGTCAGTCCGGGGGCCGCCATCAGCCAGGCAATGGAGAAACTGATTGCGCCTCTGGTAGCTGCACTGCAACAGGGGCAGAGCCCGGATGAGGCGCTGGATATTATCGCCGCAAGCTACCCGCAGCTTGACGACGCGCACCTCCAGCAACTGATTGCCCAGGCGCTGTTTGTCAGCGAGGTATGGGGGCGACTCAATGCCGACAGCTGATGTTGATCTGGGCTATGCCATCGGTCTTAAGCCGGAAGAAGCCATTGCCTATTTTGAGTCAAAGGGCTACATCACCGGCTTTAACTGGCACGATGTGGAAGCGCGCGCTCATGCAACGGCGTTCACGGTGGCAGGCGTGCTCAAACAGGATGTGCTGGAAGATGTGCATCAGGCGATGCGAGACCACATCAGCAACGGCGGCACACTGCGCGATTTTGAACGCCAGCTCACGCCGGTGCTGACCCGTAAGGGGTGGCTGGCCGACCGCGCTAAACTGGTGGCGGATGAGGATGGCGTGCTGGAGGGTAAACAACTGACACCCCGCCGCCTGCGTACCATCTTCGAAACCAACATGCAGGCCGCTTACGGTGCAGGCCGGTACGCCGAACAGATGGCGAATGCGGAATTTCGCCCCATCTGGGAGCGCGTGGCCGTGATGGACATGCACACACGTCCACGTCACGCCGCGCTCAATGGTTTTACTGCCCGCTATGATGATCCGGTCTGGCAGTTTATGTATCCGCCGGATGGTTATCACTGCCGCTGCCGCATACGTGCCCGGACGCAGGCCGATGCCGACAGGCTGGGTATAGAGGTGAAATCCTGGTCGCAGGATATTGTCACCGTACAGCAGGCATGGGGGCCGGACGATACCCGCGAAGTGCAGGCGCTTCGCTTTAACGGTGAGCTTTACACGCCCGATGCGGGCTTTGGCCACAACCCCGGCCAGGGCTGGTTGTCCTCCCTCGGTCAGCGTCTGATGGACAAGTCCGCCACCACCACACCCCGTATTGCCGCACAGGCTATCCAGGAAACATTGTCTGAACCGGCGGTTCTTGATGCCGTCAGCGATGACGTTCGCCGCTGGGTGGATGCGGTCAGCGTGCGGGAGAATTCCCGTGGCGACCTGAAACGCGTCGGCGGCGTTCCGCCTGCATTACTGAACCGCCTTGAAGAGCATGGCGTCAGTCATCCTGTGACGCTCAGTATTCATGAAGAGGATGTGCGGCAGTCTCCGGGGCCGATGTGGTCAGAGCTTCCGTCACTGTTGCGTCAGCCTGCCGGTGTCTGGCTGGATGATGAGTCACTGGTGTGGCTGCTGGCCGGGCAGAATGCCACCCGTGCGGTACGGGGAATTCCTGCCGCTGATGGGTGGCGGTTGTCGCTGGTTAATGGTGGTGCCACGGTCAAAGCGGACGATATTTTGTCAGACCGCGCGACGCAGCTGCTGGAGCAGATGCCATGAGTTATGCCATTCAGTACGATATCGGTGACTTTGAGCGGTCGCTCGGCGAACTGATTAAAAAGCTGGAGCACCGCGAACCGCTGATGCGCGAGATGGCCGCCGCCATGGGTGATGCGGTCGAGGAAAACTTTGCGCAGCAGGGGCGGCCTGCGTGGATGGGATGGAGCCCTGCCTATGCCCGCAAGCGGCATGGCGGTAAAATTCTGCAGAAGTCGGGGCGGCTGGCCGCCAGCATCACGCAGTACAGCACCAATGATGAGGCAACGGTCGGCACCAATGTTAAATATGCCCCTATCCACCAGGAGGGTGGCGAAATCAGTATTGCCGCCCGCAGCCAGAAAGCGTATTACCGGCAGAACAAAGATGGTTCGCTGAACAATCGCTTTGCAAAAAAATCACGGGCTAACTTCGAGCAGTGGAACACCATCGGGGCGTATAAAATTAAGATGCCCGCCCGTCCTTTTCTGCATCTGACTGAGGACGATGTGGAGCGCATGGAGAATACCGCTGAGCAGTATCTTAAACGGATTTTTGACTGAGGGCAGATTCGCGCTGTAAGCCTCCCTGACGCGTTCATTGCGATTGTGGTAGAGTGATTCGTCTCAACCGTGTTTACGCGTTTTTAAAAGCGGTTTAAAAAGCCCTGGCGTCTGATGCGCCGCCACTCTCATTAATTTCCTTCATTATTATCCTGTCAGGCGGCTAATCCACTGAACCCCTTCATCTGATCCACACCTCACGGGTGCCGTATCGTCGGCACCATGAAAAAGACACTCATTGCCTCACTCACCCAGGAAATCAATACCGCCACGCCCGGCGTCATCCAGCTGTTTCCGGCTGGAGAGTTCCGTGCCCGTGACGGTAGACCGACCGAATGCGCGACGTGGCTCATGACGCGGGAGATAGCTGAGCGTCTGATTGCTGCAGCTGACGCGCGTGACACCCCGTATGTCCTCGACTACGAGCACCAGACGCTTCGCGCGGCCAAAAATGGTCAGCCTGCACCGGCTTCCGCATTTTTCAAAAAGCTGGAGTGGCGTGATGGCGAAGGTCTCTTCGCCGTCGACGTGGAGTGGACAGCTACCGCTGCCGCGATGGTGGAAGCCGGTGAGTATCGTTTTATTTCCCCCGTTTTTTCCTATGACAAAACCGGTCAGGTGCTGGAGATCCTCAATGCTGCCCTGACCAACACTCCGGCTCTTGACGGGATGGAGGAAGTGTTGCTCGCTGCCGCCTCCCTGATGAGCACCCATCTGACCACTGAGGGTAATACCGAAATGGATGAAGAATTTTTGAACGATCTGCTGAGCGACCTGCGCTGGATGCTCAATCTGCCTGTGGCTTCAACGAAAGAAGATGTTAAGGCTGAACTTCAGAAAATTATTGGCATGCTTTCCGGTAATCAGGGAACTGCGGCCGCTTCCGTCAGCCTGCTGGACATCCTGAACCAGAACACACAGACCATTGCCACCCTCACGGCACAGGTCGCCACCCCAGACCCGGCGAAGTTCGTGTCGGTGGAAACCATGAACGCAGCCATTCAGCAGGCGGCGGAACGCGCCAGCGCCCCGAACACGGCGGCACTGGCCACGCAGGAAGCGAATGCGCTGATTACCGTTGCGCTCAGCGATGGCCGTTTGTTACCGGCACAGCAGCCATGGGCGGAATCGCTGGCCAGCTCCAACCCGGCCAGCCTGAAAGCGTTTATTGAGAAAGCGCCAAAAATTGCCGCCCTGACCACCAGTCAGACGCTGGGGCAGCCCCCGGCAGGACTGCCGCCACGTCAGAGCGAGGCAGACGATGACGCTATCGACCCGGCCATTTGCTCAATGTTCGGTAATGACCCGGACGAAGTGGCGAAATACACCAAATAAAGGAGCCCGTAATGGATCGTCAAACCCCTTATCGCGACGGCCAGCTGTTTGCCGTCCCGGTCGCTGCGGCGACTGAACATTTCGGCGGGCACATTGTGTCAGCCAACGCTGCCGGTTTTGCCGTGCCGGGGAGCGCCACAGCTGCCAACGTGACACTGGGTATCTGCGATGGATGGGTGGATAACAGCGCCGGTCTGGCTGGCGATGCCAGTGTGCTGGTACGCCGGGGTAAAGCCTGGTTTCTTGCAAACAGCACCGCTGACCCGGTGACGCAGGCGCAGGCTGGCAGGGATTGCTATGTGGTGGACAGCCAGACCGTGGCGAAAACCAGCGATACCAATGCCCGCCCTGTGGCTGGCAAGGTGCTGGGTCTTGAAGGTGATGGCGTCTGGGTTCTGATTTAAAGGAGAAGACCGTGTTAATTAACGTAAAAAATGTACGTCAGATTTTCATTAATCTGAAAGCCACCTTCCAGGGGGCGTTCGATCAGACCCCTTCGGACTGGAAAAAGGTGGCCATGCTGGTGCCGTCCACCGGTAAGGAAAACGACTACAGCTGGCTGAGCCGTTTCCCGAAAATGCGCGAGTGGATTGGCGACAAAGTGGTCAAATCACTGGCCGCGTTCAACTACACCATTCGCAACAAGGACTGGGAAGCGACGGTTGAAGTTGATCGCAACGATATTGAAGACGACCAGATTATGGGGTATGGCCTGCAGGCCAAATCGGCGGGACAGTCTGCGGCAGAGCTGCCATCAGATATCGTGTTTGCCCTGCTGAGTGGCGGCTTCGTAAACCTCTGTTATGACGGTCAGCCCTTCTTTGATACCGATCACCTCGTTGGCGGGCAGTCTGTGTCCAATAAAGGCACGAAGAAGTTGAGCGTGACGTCACTTGCCGCAGCCAAAGCCAGTTACGGTGCGGCAAGAGTTGCCATGCGCAGTCTCAAGGATGATGAAGGCGCGTCGCTGAAAATTCGCCCGACTATTCTGGTCGTCCCGCCCGCGCTGGAAGATGACGCGAATTACCTCATGACAGCTGAACGCTTCCCGGACAACACCCCGAACCCGTACAAGGGGACGGCGGAAGTGCTGGTCGTGCCGGAACTGACCTCTGACACCGCCTGGTTCCTGCTGGATACCAGCAAGCCGGTGAAACCGCTGGTTTATCAGGAGCGTAAAAAACCGGTCTTTGTCGAACAGACCGACTACACCGCCGACAACGTATTCATGCGCAAGAAATTCATCTTCGGTGCAGAAGCCCGCGCCAACGGTGGTTACGGTTTCTGGCAGATGGCGTATGGCTCAACAGGGGTGGATGCATAATGCCTATTCAAATCACAGCCCGCCGTGACGGTTTCCGCCGTCTCGGTATCGCCCACAGCGCCGCCGGTCGCACCTGGCCGGATGACCAGTTCACGGCGAAAGAACTCGCCGTGCTGGAAAACGACCCCAACCTCATTGTGGTGCGGGTGCCAGACGTTCCGGAGCAGGATACCTCCGGCACCATTCAGTTGACCGCAGAACGGGATGCCCTGCAGTCGCGCGTCAGCGAGCTGGAGACCGGGACTATCCAGCTCAACAAAGATATTGAGTCGCTTAAACAGCAACTGGATACAGCCAACAGCACCATCACGGCGATCACCGCCGAGCGTGATGCTCTGCAGATGAAACTGGATGCGGCCCCCGCGCCAGTTACCGATGCCGGGCCAGGGGCAGACAGTGCGAATGATAACGCGACCTCTGACGAGACCGCCTCTGCTGGCAAGAAAAAGGGCTAAGCCATGTATGCGAACCGCGAGGACATGGTACGGGCGTTTGGTGAGCGCGAGTGTATTTCACTTACTGACCGCAACTATACCGGGACTATCAATGATGACGTGCTGAATGGTGCCCTTGAACAGGCCAGCGCTGAAATTGACGGTTATCTCTGCGGTCGTTACCCGGTGCCATGGGCGGATGAACCCCGTGTTCTGGTCATCCGCTGCTGCAATATCGCCCGTTATCTGCTGTGCGGTTCTGATACTCAGATGACGGTCGAAATACGGGAGCGGTATGAGGACACCATCCGCTATCTGGAGAAAATTGCTGGCGGCAAAATCAACCTGGGTCGTACAGCCAGCGGTGAGGTGGTGAAAAGCGGCACCGGAGCACGGGTGATATCAGGTGGTCGCGTCTTTGGTCGTGACCAGACGCGCGGAGGCGGTTTCTGATGGTGATCACCGATATTGAACGCGCCATCGTCGACCGACTGCGGGCAGGGATGGGCCGTATGGCCAGACATGTTCGTTCGTATGGTGGAGAAATGGATGGCGAGCCTGCAGAGGTACTGCGCCAGTTGCCCGCCATCTGGGTGACATTTGGCGGTGTGCAAAGAACTGAGCCGTACAGCACATCAAAACAGAAGTTTGTCACGCACGGGCGTTTTGCTGTGATTGTCGGCGAGCGCAATGTTCGCAGCGAGGAAGCTGCCCGGACAGGGGGCGTGAATGTGGGTGAAGTCGGCACATACCGGATGGTTGAAGCCGTGCGTCGCCTGCTCTCCGGCCAGGATATGGCTGATACAGGTATACGGATTGCACCATTACAGCCAGGGCGTGTGCGCACGCTCTTCAACACAGAGGTAGAGCGCCAGGCATTGTCTGTTTTTGCCTGTGAGTTCGACACCAAATGGATTGAGTCCGCACTGGAGAACGGGAAATTCCCGCTGACGAATGCACCTGATGGCCATCCGGACAGTCTCTTTCGCGACTACGGCGGTACGACCTCAGAGGACGCTCCTCAGTGGCTGAGTACGCGACTGAGTTATGACCTGAAAAAGCCGGACAAAGATAATGCAGCTGAGGACATGATTAACCATGAGCAAGATTAACGTTACAGCCGCTCCGGGGTTGAAGGTGCCGCGCGAAGATAACCCGCGCCGCTATATCACCGACGCGGAACCCCTGGAGGTGGAGAACTCCGCCTACTACCAGCGTCAACTGATGGCCGGAGATCTTATTGAGGTGACGGCCACCAGTAAAAACAAGGCCAAAGCGCCGACAGCCACCACGGAGGTGAGCAGTGTCCAGTCCTAATATCAGTTTTGACACCATCGGCTCAAACCGTAAGCCAGGGCAGTACATTGAATTCAACACGCGCCTTGCGGTGCGCACCCTGCCGGGTAACACCCAGAAGGTGCTGATGGTGGTGCAGATGCTCGGCAGTGGCACAGCCGTACCGCTGACCATCCAGGATATTTTCTCTGATGATCAGGCGGCGACGTACTTTGGCCGTGGCTCGCTGGGACACCTGATGGCGACAGATGCCATCGGAGCCAATCCCTACCTGCAGTTGCAGATGATTGGGGTCGCGGATGCAGCCACAGCAACATCCGCAACGGGCAAAGTCACCATCACCGGCCCGGCTTCCGGCAACGGTACGCTGAGCGTCATCATCAACGGCACCCGTATTGATGTGGGTATTTCCGCTGCGGATACGGCTGCGGTCATTGCCACTGCGCTCGCTGGTTTGATCACCCAGAAGGATGGTCTGCCCGTTACCGCAGCGGTGGCTGATGGTGAGGTCACGCTGACAAGCCGCCATGCAGGCACCATCGGCAATGACATTGCCCTGTCGGCCAGTGTCACCGCCTCCGGTGTGACCGCAGCCACCACGGCAATGAGCGGTGGTAACGTTGATCCGGATATTGCACCGGCGCTGGCGGCTGCGTTTACGGCTGGCCATAACATCGTGGTCTGCCCGTTCGCCACGCAGGATGCGATGACGGTACTGCGTAATCACCTGACCAATGTCAGTAACGCGCTGGAACAGCGTGGCGCGATTGGCGTCGGGGGCTGGCGCAAATCATTGTCTACCGGCATTGCCCTTGCCGAAGCACTGAATGAAGGGCGTATCACCCTCGGCTGGCATAACGGTTCAGTGAAAACACCGGCGCAGATTGCGGCGGCCTATGCGGCCGTCATCGCCAGTGAAGAAGACCCGGCCCGCCCGCTGAATACGCTGGCCATGAGCACGCTGGACGTCACCGCACTGGAAAGCCGTCCGGGGCGCACTGAGCAGGAAAGTGCCCTGCATAATGGCCTGACCCCGTTTGAGATTGGCCCCGGCGATAAAGTGCAGATTGTGCGTGCCATCAGCACCTACACCAGAAACGCGCAGGGCGTGGACGATGTGGCGCTGCTGGATATCACCACCATCCGCACGCTGGATTATGTACGCAAGGCCTGTCGTGAGCGCATCGCCCTGCGCTTCCCGCGCGACAAGCTCAGTGCAAGGACGCCATCCAAGGTGCGCAGTGAGCTGCTGGATGTGCTCTATAAGCTGGAAGAGCTGGAGATCATCGAAGAGGTTGACGCCAATAAAGATGGTCTTATCGTCGAGCGTGATTCACAGGATGTGAACCAGCTGAATGCCCGCATCCCGTCTGATGTGGTGAATGGTCTCCACGTCTTCGCCGGTCGCATCGACCTGCTGCTGTAAGGAGTGATACAGAATGGCACTTGAAGAATATGTTGGCGCGATCGTCATGGAAGTCGATGGCCAGGAAATTGAAGTCACTGACCTCAAGGAAGATGTGACCACCGGGCGTAAGCTGGTCAAAACGATGAACAAAACCGGGCGGGCAAAAGGCTTTTCCCGTGGCATCGAAGAGATCCAGTTGACTGTCACCGTGGTTATCCCTGAATCCGGCGACCTCGACTGGGGCGCAATCGAAGGCGCGAAAATCACGCAGTACCCGCTCAACAGCAGCGGTAAGCGAGTGTCGTACCTGGACTGTTTCAGCACGCAGGCGGGTGCGCAGTACACCGTGGATAACGAAGCGAAGCGCGATATCACCATGAATTCGCTGCGCCGCGTGGAGGAGTAAATGGAAAAGCACGCATTGCTGTACGGCGTTAAGGTCGGCGACAAAGTGCATACGGACTTTCTGGTGCGTATGCCGGTGGTCAGGGACACCATCGAAGCGCTGCGCCTCACGGATGAGGCCTGTGGCACCACGGAAGGTGCGGCAGCCGGAATGTATTACCGCGTCGCTGTCATGGCGCAGGCCATCACGGCACTCGGTGATTTGCCGAAAGAGGCTATCACCCCGGAGCTGTTGCTTGATGAACTCAATGATGACGATTTCGACATTATTGATGCGCAGATTGAAGCCATTAAAAAAAAGCGGATGGATTCGAACAGCAGCTCAGCGGTTACCGAACCCTCGTCCTCGCCCTCGGACGGTACGGCATCAGCGAGCAGCAAATCGGCGGAATGACCCGCACGGAACTCGACGGTTACACCGATGCGCTTGCCCGGTTACATGGACATAAAACCGGGCAAACCACCACCCGCACTACCCGCTCCTTCAAATCGCAACGCCGGAAAAAAGGCGGTAAACGGAGATAATCCATGGCGCGTAATCTACAACTGGCGCTGCAGCTGCTTGCCCGCGATACCGGCTCTAAGGTTCTGAAACAGGCGCTGCAAAGCATCACCCGCGATACCAGAGCGGCGCAAAAAGCAGATGATGAACTGGCAAAATCCCGGCAGCAGAACACCACCAGCGCGATTCGTGCTTCCCGTACCCTGCAGGATGAGTACCGTCGGGCCAGTTCTGCCCGCTCGACGCTGGGTATTCGTTCCGAGCGTGAGATCCAGCGGGAAATTCAGCAGACCATGGCGGCGTATAACCGCCTGACCCGCACCGGCATGCTGTCAGCCAACGAGCAGAACCGTGCGTTCCGTGCCATGACAGACCGTGTAAAAAACCTGCGCACCGAACTGGTCGGCGTTAATGACTCCATGACCCGTATGCAGCGCATGAAAGCAGCAGGTTCGAAGGTGGCGGCTGTTGCGGGTGGTTTAACAGCGGCTGGAGCTGTTCTCTCCGGCCCGGTATCAAAACAAATGGATTACCGCCAGCGTCTCGCAATGATGGCCAATACTGCCTATGCAGATAAAGGACTGGAAGGCCGTCGCGAGGGAATGGGGGTGATGGATTCATTGATCCGCCGAGCCGTTCGCACTGGTGGAGGAGCAAAGGAAACGGCGGCTGACACGCTGGATACCCTGCTCGCATCCGGAGCTGTTGATATGAAATCGGCACAAACACTGTTACCAGTGTTACAGAAAAGCTCAACAGCGACAGGGGCGGCTCCAACTGACCTGGCGAAAATTGCGATAAGGCTTAAACAGTCTTTCGGTATCGCTGATGCTGATGTTGGAAAAGCGCTTAATATGGCTATTTCCGCAGGCCAAGGTGGTTCATTCGAACTGGCGGATATGGCGAAGTGGCTACCTCAGCAACTGGCGGCAGCCAGTAATAACGGGATGAAAGGTCTCGATGATTTTGCCGTTCTGCTTGGATTGAATCAGTCAGCAGCCATCACTGCCGGTAGCAGTGATGAGGCAGGTAATAACGTGGTCAACCTTCTCGCGAAGATATCAAGCCAGGATGCGGCCAGTGCGGCGGCTCGAATAAAATTGAATGGAGGTAAAAAAGGTATTGATCTGCCGGGAAGTCTGGCAAAGGCTCAGGGACAGGGAATTAACTCTCTGGACGCTTTTGTTGGCATTATTGATAAGGTTGTTGCTAACAATAAAGAATATCAAAAGCTGGAAGCAAAATTAAAAAATGCAAAGCCTGGTGAAAGGCAGCAGCTTATTGAGTCTCAGGCAAAAATACTGGAAGGATCGTCGGTCGGTAAAATGGTGGCAGATCGTCAAGCTTTGATGGCTTTAATTGGTTACAGGTCAAACCGTAAATATGCAACTGATATTAAAGACGATGCGAATAAACAACGAAATATAGCTGCAGGTCAATCTGCGGGTGATATCAACTTTGCATTAATGTCAGAGCAACCTGGATTTAAAACCGGACAATTAAAAAACGAAAGAGAATTTGCAGAGATTGATTCTGTTGCTCCTTTATCTGATGTATTAGGGGATATTTCTGAAAAGCTCACCAAATATGCTGATGAATATCCAGGTTTAACTAAAGCAGTATCTCAAGCTGAACTTGGCATCAAAGCTATGACAGCCGCTGCAATAGCATTTGCCGGGTTAAATTTCCTAACTGGTGCGGCCAAGGTTGCAGGCGGGTCTGCTGGTGGTATACCTGCTGCGGGAAGCACAGCATTAGGAAAAACATGGCAGTTTTTGCGTAGTGGTGCTGGTAAGGTTCTTGGGCGAATTGCAGCGCCACTGGCACTTTATAAAGGCATGGAAGATGCCCCACTTGTCCATGTAGAACGTGGTGATGCTGACGCTCGTGAGAGACTCAAGACGGGCAACTATTCCAGCAGCGAAGCGCGGATGCTCGATGCAGTGAAAGCCCGTCCGGGGCTTCTTGATGCCGTTGATGAAGTGAAAGCGTGGTGGAACTCGCCTGCAACGATTGGACAACCTTCTTCCGCCGCAGCGGGCGTCCCGTCTTACCTGCTACCTAATCAGCAGAAACCCCAGCCTGTGACCATTACCACCAATCTGATGCTGGACGGGCGGACGGTTGCGCAGGCAGTTAATGAGTATAACGGCGAACAGTCAGTTCGTGGTTCCACGGGAGGCCCACAGTGAGCTGGGAAGACTCGATGCAGGATGCGTCCTTCCGGGGCGTCCGTTTTGATGTAATCAACACCCGCGATAGCGCCAGCAGGGACATTTCCACTTACGAGTATCCGTATGTTGATGGCGGCGACGTTGACGACCTGGGGCGCAAGCCACGTAACCTCCGGGTAACAGCCCTTTTCTGGGGTGACGATTATGACACCCGCCTGCAGGCGTTTCTGGCCGCACTCGATACACGCGGCAGCGCGGAGCTTATCCACCCGGTATTCGGCTCCATGCCGGGCATGCAGTGCATTGAGTATCAGGCATCGCATGACGCGGAGAACGTGGATTACTGTACCGTGGAGGTGGCATTCCTCCAGGGTGGTCTCAACGTCGCCTTTTTTGGCAGCGACTTCCCGCTCTCGAAAGCTGATATCATTTTCAACCAGGTACAGTCAGGACTGGGCCAGGCACAGACCGCCATTGATAATCTGCTTTCGCCGCTGAGAACGGCTAAAAAGTGGATGAAGCGGGCGAAGTCACTGGCCACTACTGCGCTGAACATGGTGACCGTGCTTAAGGGCGACCTGACCGGCTTCGTCAGTACCACCACGGATTTTGTGAACTATCCAAAAGCCTTTATGAGCGACCTGCAGAGCGCCCTTAGCCTTACCTCGCTCACGTCAAAATCCTCCGTCAGCAACAATCCGGGTAGCTATGCGCAGTCCTCTGACGTGGCAGGAACGGCGGGTATCGTGATGGCCGACTGGAAAAGTGGTCATGCACAGCTTAAGGATGTGGCCGCCATGCCGGAAAAACTGGTGACCGGTCAGACCACAGCCCCTGTCACTGTCCCGTCAGGTTCATCCACGGCGGATATCACTGAGCTGGTCACCGCTGTCAAAATCCAGGTTGCCCTGCAGCTCGCGCTCGATGCCTCGGATATTCTCAGCGATGAGAGCATCAGCGATATTCTGTCGCCGACCGATATTGAGCAAATTACCAGTGACACCCGCACGGCACTTCAGGAGGCCATCGACCAGACCCGTGCAGCGTTCGTCGATGACACGCAGAATGTCAGCGCCGGTGAAACCGCCAGCGGGATTGCATGGCAGCCGGTTGTCGGCAGTCTGAAAGATATTGCCCTGGCGGTTCAGGAACTGGGGGCCGCAGTAATCACCAGCCGACCGCCGCTGACCACCCGGACGGTTCAGGCTGACACCAACCTGCATCTGCTCGCCCATCTCTGGTATGAGGATTACACCCGTGCCGCCGAGCTGCTGCGCCTGAACCCGTCGCTGCGTGACCCCAACAGTTTAAAAACGGGGGATGTGCTCAATGCCTACTCAAGATAAGGAGATGCAGGACAGAGTTAGTCTGGTTATTGACGGTAAAATCCACAGCGCCTGGAGCCGCTACCAGATTGATTCTGATTTTCTGGTGCCGTCCGATGCCTGGAGCGTGACGCTGGGCCTGCCCGATGGCGTGTTTCCGTCTGCCATTACGCGCGGCGTACCGGTGCTGGTCAGGGTGGGTAACGATGTGGTCATGTCCGGGCGCGTGGACACCATCCAGCGGCGCGTGTCCCGCCAGCAGGTGTCGTTGTCACTTTCCGGGCGCGATGGTGCGGCGATCCTTGTTGACTGCGCCTCGCCGGTCTTCACGTCCCGCCAGCTCAGCCTTGAGGAAGTGATCGCCCAGGTCGTCAGGCCGCTGGGCATAACGAATATTCGCCTTGAAGCGGAGTCCTCCACACGTAATGACAAGGTCAGCGTCGAACCCGGCGAGCGGGCATGGGACACGCTGGAGCGTGCTGCTGCTGCGCGGGGTCTGTGGCCCTGGTTTGAGCCGGACGGAACACTGGTTATCGGTGGCCCGGACTATACAAAAGACCCTGTGGCTACGCTGATACTCAACCGTGACGGGCGCGGAAATAACGTTCTCGATCTGAGTGACCGGTCATCCATTACCGGCTCGTTCTCTGAGCTTACGGTGCTGGCACAGGGGCACGGCCAGGGGAAAAAATCAGGCCAACTGGAAGTGATTGACGTGGACAGCGCGGAAACCGCCGCTGAAGCCGACGATGACGGCGACGATCTGGATGACATATTTAACAGCACCGGCTCTGCAGAGAACGGTTTTCACGGGCTGCGCAGCGTCGTTCGTGACAGTACTGTGCCTTATTATCGCCCCCAGATTATGGTCGCCGGTGACGCGGACAATCAGGCACAGGTGGACTACCGCGCCCGCAAGGCCATGGCCGATGCGCGTCTGAGCGGGTACGACCTCACCGCCATTGTTAAAGGGCATCGCATGGAGAGCGGCCAGCTCTGGGAACCCGGCCAGCGTATCCGTGTACGCAGTGAGCCGCATGGCATTGACGCAATCTATTTCCTGATGGGGCGTGAGTTTTCCGGTGGTCGCCCGGATAACACCGTCACCACACTGCGCCTGAAAGAGGATGGCATCTGGATACCGGATGCTTACCCGAAAAAACGCAAGTCCCGCAAACGCCGTGCCAAAGTGAATAAAGACCTGGAGATTATCGATGTGGAACAGAATTGATGCCCGAATTAACGGGGCGTTAAACCGGATTAGAATGGCCTTCAGGGGCGTTTTAATCCGCGTTAACAGCGGTGGGGATATTCAGACTGTTCAGGGCAAGGCACTGGCAACCGAAACCCTGCAGGATGTGGAAATGTTCCAGCAATACGGCTTCACCTCGAACCCGCCCAAAGGCACCAAAGCTATCATGCTGCCGCTTAACGGCAAAACCAGCCACAGTATCGTGATTGCCACCGAGCATGCACAGTACCGGCTGAAGAACCTCAAAAGCGGTGAGCTGGCCATCTATACCGATGAGGGAAGCCATATTATTTTAAAGCGCGGCAAAATTATCGAAGTGAGCTGCGATGAATATATTGTGAACGCGAAAAATAAATTCCAGGTTAATACGGTTGATTTCGATATAACGGCAACGAATCAGGCGAAGTTTGAAACACCCCTGTTAAAAGGCAGTGATGAAATCTCTGACGGCAAATCGACGATGAACGGGATGCGGGATATTTATGATAACCATACTCATCATCATGGTGGTGATGCGGGAACCACGGAGAAACCTGACCAGCCGATGTAATTTGTGGTAACGTTGTTTTCCCCGTCCGGGTATCCATCCCACTGAACCCCTTCACCGCGAATTTATCTTTCCATGCCGCCAGTATAGCGGCATGGAAATGCTTATTGATCCGACCACCGGTGATTACTCCGGGGAAACCACAGACACCCTAGCTAACGCTGTTTATCTGCGGCTCATGACGCCGCTTGGCTCATGGTGGGCTGACCCTGCGCTCGGTTCTCTGTTGCATACCCTGCGCCGGGAAAAAGATGTTTCCCGCGTCAGAAAGCTGGCCGTTCAGTATGCACAGCAGGCGTTGCAGCCTATTACTGATGATGGCCGCGCCACATCCATCGATATCAGCGAAGAGCATTACCGGTCAGGCTGGTTGCTGTTGCTGGTCACCGTCACGGCTGCGGGCGGAACGCCGCAGACCTGGAAATACCCGGTTAAGGTCAGCTGATGCCATTTATCACCAAAACTGCCGCACAAATTCGCGATGACCTCCTGCGGGATATCAAAAACCTCCTGCAGCTGTCTGACGAAAAGCTGGGCCCGGACAGCGACTGGTATGTGCGGGCATCCTCAGTGGCCAGCGTGGCCGAAGGACTGTATCAGCATCAGGGCTGGATTGTCCGCCAGATTTTCCCCGACACGGCAGACGCCGAATATCTTTATCTTCATGCCCGCACGCGTGGCCTGACAAAAAAGGCCGCGAACAGCGCCTCCGGGCCAGCCGTTTTTACCGGTGATTCCGGCTCCAAGGCAGCAGCGGGGCTGGTGTTTAAACGTGACAGTGTGTCATGGACAACCACGCAAGATATCACCATCGGTGCAGGCGGCTCCGCCACCGTCAACGCGGTTTCGTCCCTGGCTGGTGCGTCAGGTAATACCACAGCGACCACCACCGCAACCCTGACCACCACACCGGACGGATTTGACAGTACGGTCAGCGTGGGGGTGATGAGTGGTGGAACCGATGAGGAAAGTGATGCCGGGCTGCTTAGCCGCCTGCTTGAAATTATCCGTCGCCCCCCCGCAGGCGGCAATAAATACGATTACAAACGCTGGGCGCTGGAGGTTAGCGGTGTCTCAGCGGCATATGTGTACCCCCTGCGGCGCGGGCTTGGTACGGTGGATGTGGTTGTCACCTCTGCGGGCGGCTTGCCGTCACAGGACGTGATTGACAGAACGCAGGCCTATATCGATGACCTTCGACCGGTCACCGCCAAAAATACGCTTGTCATCATGCCAGCCATCCACACCTTTAACGTACTGGTTAAGGTGGCCCTGGACGGTATTACCCTCGCCGATGCGACCACAGCTATTACGGCTGTCCTGCAGGATGATGACTCCCGGCGCGAACCTGGTGTGGCTTTTATCCGAAGCCAGGCGGGCACACTCATTTCGCTTGTACCGGGTATTTCGGATTACGAGATTGTCACGCCAGCCGCGAACGTTCAGCCCGTCATTGATGAAGCACAGGTTGAATGGCTGCGCCTGGGGAATGTGGAGGTTGAGCTGCTGTGAGCTACTTCAACCTGCTTAATCTGCTTTTACCCCAGGTCTCTTACAGTCCGGGGGAGCCATTTCTTGATGCTTCCCTGCGTTCAGAAGCGGCGATGTTTCAGAGCCTTGATAGCAGTGCCGGTCTGGCTGAGGGTGGGGTGACTCCATTTTACGCCCGCAGTCTTATCGCTGACTGGGAAAGAGTTCTTGAGCTGGTTCCGCCAGAAGGTGCGACATACCAGCAGCGCCAGCAGCGTGTACTGGCAAAACTTGCTGAGGTGGGTGGCCTCAGCATCCCTTATTTCATCCAGCTGGCCGCAAGCCTGGGTTACTCCATCACGATTGACGAGCCACAACCGTTCCGGGCTGGCGTGAACCGGGCAGGTGATCGTCTCTGGGTGGAAGACATTATCTGGGTGTGGCGTGTGAACGTCCAGAACTCAGGCGTTCAGGTTTACCGCTTCCGCGCTGGCAGTTCTGCTGCCGGTGAAAGGTTGACGGCATTTGGCGACCCGGTCATTGAGGACGTTTTTCGCGACCTCAAACCTGCCCATACCTTTTGCTATTTTGCATATCAGGAGAACGAATAATGCATTCGCTAATGCCTCCGGTCGATACACCGGATAACACATTTCATGATGGCAATCCGCTGACCGGTGAGCTGGGGACAATCGTTCCTGCGGCACATCTCAACAATGTGCAGGGTGCGGTTCGTGATACTCAGGCAGAACTTATCGCTGTGCTTACTGCTGCAGGGAAAGCACCGGATTCAAGCGCCGGGCAACTGCTCATCGCGCTTCGACTACTCTTTGCAGCAAAGAATGATACTTTAGGTGCGCTGGCCAGCCTGGTCGGTGCTAATAATAAGTTGCCCTACTTCACTGGTGCTAATACAGCAGCGCTTACTGATATCTCAGATATCGGGCGCAGTGTTATCGGTCAGGCCTCTATAGCAAATCTTCTCGCATACCTTGGTTTGTCAGATGTTGTTACTCGCAGTGACGACTGGTACAAACGCGCCTTACAAAACATCTATAACCTTGCTGATTTGACAGACAAGGCTGGAGCCAGGGGAAATCTTGGCCTTGGCGACTCCGCAACAAAGAACACAGGCACCACGCCGGGGACAGTGGCTGCGGGTGACGACTCCCGGCTCGTTAATGCGCTGAACAAAACGTATAACCTTGCTGATTTAACAGATAAAGCGGGCGCGAGAAACAATCTTGACCTGGGGTCGGCTGCGCTGAGGACGGTCGGAACAGGTGTGGGGCAAATTCCTGACATGTCGTCATGGGAAACAGCAAACTCACTTAACGGTCACATGAAGTTACCTAATGGGATTTACATCCAGTGGTACACGGTAAATCTTGTATCGGGTGCAAACACAGTTAACTTCCCTGTGCCTTTCCCTAATTTTTTCCTTGCCGACGCAGGTATGCCCGGAATCAGTAGCGTAGTTGGCGGCGTCAGTGCGACAAAAACCAGTCGGGTTTATCAGTCAAATTCATCAAATCAGGCCTGCTTTATTGCAGTGGGTCTGTAGGGAGGCGAGTATGTACTTATTTTCTAAATCGACTCTGGGATTTTATCCCGAAGCCAGCAAAGAAGATTATGTCAAAGCAGGTTCTTTACCCGATGACGTCATAGAAGTATCTGATGAGGTGCGGGATGAATACAATTTCTCGCCACCTGCAGGAAAAAAACTTGGCGTGGATGCAGAAGGCCATCCTGTCTGGGTTTCCAGAACAAAGCAGGAACTCATCGAAAACGCGCTTACATATAAACAGTTCCTGAACGAACAGGCGGTTGCCTTTATCACCAGCAAGCAATGGCCCGGCAAAGCAGCACTGGGGAGACTGAAAGACGACGAAAAAGAACAGTATGGTATCTGGCTCGATTATCTCGATGCGCTGGAAGCCTTGGATGTAACTGCTGCTCCTGACCTGAACTGGCCAGCTACTCCGGCCTGACTGACCAGCCCGCACTGGCCTGCTAATTAACATTGAAGAGATATCTGGCGAACCAGGTTGCTTATGGGACGCCAGATGACAGCCGAACTGAATACATGGATGAGCTATATCAACGCGGCGGAGACAATTGAAGCCAGCACCGCATTGATATCACATAACCTGAGCAACTGGCGGCACAGGCCACTGAACTTGTGGTGCCAGCGAAACATCAACGGCATCCAGCAAGTCCAGGTAATCAAGCCATTCTCCATATTGCGTCAGATCTTCATCTTTCAGACGTCCGAGAGCTGCTTTACCGGGCCATTGTTTACTGTTCATAAATCCATTTGCAGCATCAACCCGCTGTTGCTTTTCGTTAGTTGCAAGCGCAATTAATTCATCCTGCGTTGGCGGCGGAATATCGCCCCATTCCGGTAATCCACCCTCGCCGGGAACTCTCATTTTGCCCGCAGGGGGCGTACCAGCGTACAATTCAAAATCATCAGTGCTTACCTTCTTTACATCGTCAGGCAAGCTGTTGGTTGCTTTGTATTCATTGAGCAACAAATCAGGGTAAAACATGTTTGTTGTGGCTGAAAAATAATAATTCATCAGTACCCCCATACCAGATACCCGAATATAGAACCTGCATCAAGCGCCGCCAGTGATGGCCCTGAAGCTTTCACTTTTGCCACTCCCCATACGGTAAAGCCAGAAGTGCTAAGATTCGAATGCATAGCAAGGGCGCAGCTTGGGCCCACATCAGAAAGCGGCTGAAAAACAATACCAGCGGCAGTGTTGGGGAAAGCTATTGGAAACGATACTGCTGCATTTGCGCCACCACTTACTCCCGGTGTATTGCCCCACTGGAAAATCATCCCGTTTGGCATTTTTAACCATCCGGCCCCGCCAGTAAGGCCTTTCTGCTGGCTGCTCATGTCGGGAATTTGATTTGTTCCGGTACCCACGTCACGCAACCCGGCTGTTTTAATCCCGAGGTATGCGAGCAGGCCAGTTATGTCTTTCCCGCTCAGACTGGTGAGGGTGTTATCAATGGGTTGTTTGCCATCGACCTGGGTTTTAGTTGCAAGCCTAATAAGTTCGCCAGAGGCAAGATGAAACATATATGGAGCGTCAGCCTGCGCCGAGCTGAAACCAATCTGACGCACACCGTCACCGTGAACCACATCTGACAAACCAAGGTTTTCCAGAATGCTTACCGGGCTTTTAAATGGCAT